CAGACGACCGCTCCGTCGTGTACGTCTCGAACTCCGTGATCCTGGTGTAGACGATGCTGTCCCTCGTCTCACCCTGCTTCATCTTCACTGGAAATATCCGAGTGTCCACCCTCGCCGTGATACCTGCGTCTGATTCGAGTAGCTCGACTATCCCAAATCTGATGTCAACCAACGTCACGCTTCAGATCCTCCAGGTTGATCTTCTTGAAGCACTTCAGAGCGCTATCAGGCGTGGCATTCAGTATGACTCTTCCGTCGGGTAGACGCTTGGCCGCGTTGTCGTAGAATGGAACCCACGTGGAGAAGTTACCCGAGTTGTCTAGCTCCTTCGGGTGGTCGCCGAAGAAGTGCCGCTTGCTGTCGACTGTCTTCATGTTGAAGCCAACCAAGACTATGGGGTTAGCTCCGAACAGCAGCACTAAGTTGATGAGCGCGAACCCCGAATTAGCTCCGAAGTGTATCAACTCCGGGTTGAGCGAGAACGTATCCCCCTCCCGACCGTTGACGATGCACAGCCCGTATTCTTTAGCGATGTCGAAGTTGTTGCCGCCAGCAGTCCAGCGCTCCCCCGCGCAGTCCTTGCAACCCCTGTGGTGCTGCCACCACTTCTTGTCGCTGGAGTACAGGACGTGAGAGAAGTACAGCATGCGGTAAGCATCGTTGACTGCCGCGATGCCGTACCCGCGCAGTCTAGCTTGCAAACACGCAGTCACGACTTCGGCATCTAGAGAGGGTCCGCTCGCCGCGACGATGCAGGGTCTGTTCAGCCATCGCTGATCGACGTGGTTGAATATTATGTGTCCCCTCAATTGGTGTCGTCCTGTCGAACAGCTGCCAGCAGCTTCAAGCCTTCGTTCCGACCGACCTCCTCGACAGCAAATATGTCGTAGACCTTGCTGCCCCTCGGCTGGGTCGGCGAGTCGGCCGCAGCTGATGCTGGGTAGACGATCCTGTCCAGCGGACTCACGTCGGCCACGTCCTGCGACCAGCGGATCGTGAATGAGAATTGAGCTCTAGCCACGAGCTGATCTGAAGAGAACCGCTCGTCTCCGAGCAGAGGGTGGACTTCAGCAGGACGAGCAGACAGAGAAGACCAAGTCTCAGTCACCTCGCCCGACGGAGACTGAGTCTCAGTCTTCCGCTGGATCTCGATCCGTTTATCGAGTCGCCCGCCCTTCACCTGATGAGCCTCCAGAGAGTCCCGTCGACTAGCTCGCTCTCCCTGAACTGACAGTACGCTAGGGAGTGAAGCCACTTGTCCCGCTCAGGGTATATCGGCTTCTCGATCCTAGAGAAATCTGTTTCGCCGACCAGGGACGCAGCACACATGGGGTCCACGAAAACTGGGCACCCCATGACCACGGACTCGACTGCAGCTATGCTACCGTGAGCCACCAGGGCGTGGGCCCCTGATAACTCAGCGCTCAGCGGGATCTTGCTTTCTTTGTGCCGAACGTGGATCGGTCGATCCGTATATCTTCGTAGCAACTCGACGGTTCGGGCGGTCCAGCTTGGGTCGGAGAACAAATTCCAGTAGTCGGGCAAAGTATCCGCGACGACGATCTGCCTTCCGCTTCTGTTCCACGGCTTCACGTGCCCCTCTAGCTTCAAGGCCCGCCATCGGTCGTCAGGCACTTCATAAATCTGTCGCATCTGAGGCACACCCAGATGCCACCGATAGTAGCCTCCCGGTATTCCCATATCGGATCCCTTGGGGAGCCAGGTTGCGAACACCCGCCGCAGATATCCCCTGTCCCAGTAGATCCACTTCTTCCCCGTCGCCCGCCAGCGCTCGATCCACGGCCGTAAAGCCGGAGTACATCCGACGATCGGAATAATGTGCTCGGGTAGATCATCCAGTCTCCTCGGGTCGTCGCGAACGACTCTACCTATCGTCTTACCGATCCCCTCGAACAGTCCGAGCTTGAACTTCTTCAGCCCGGGCGGGATGAAGAGAGCAACTGACGACGGATCAATCACGTTCCGACTCTCCAATTTGCTTGAACCCAGCCGAGGTACGCGAACTGCTGCGGCTTCCGAGCTCCGATGAACGCGACGATCCTAGCACCGTGCGGCAGTCGGTGATCCATGGCTACTGGCCAGCCTGGCTTCTTGTATCCGTAAATACCCGAGGACGATCCAGCGACCCAGCCCCTAGCTCTAGGAAACGTGTGCCAGATCCAGCCCTGGTCGTCGGGAAATTCGTGATACTTCATCTTCTCAGACTCTTCGAGAGAGAATCGATCCCATATCTCTCGGTGCAACCCCGGCCTCAGCATCGTCAAGCTGCAGTTGAACGGGTTAGGGTTGACGGCGTTCACTCCTTGCAAGATCAAGTAACCTTCAGGTCTATCGAACAGCGGATCTATCTTGCCAGTAACGACTAAGTCTAGATCTAGTGTGACGATCCGGTCGGTCAAGTTGTGCTTCTTCTGCCAGGCAGGATCGAACATCCTCAGACGGCAGAAGCAGCCTCGACCGATCAAGTTCTCGTCCTCGATGGGCACGACCTCTACGTCGCTCGGCAGGTCCAAGTCTTCGTTGGTCACCACGATGAAGCGATGCGATTGCTTGCTGTTCCTCTTGACTCCGTCCCGCAGCTTTGCCACGTCGAGCGAGCTGTACTTGTCACCCCAGAGCCACGTGATGAAGTTTATTGCCACAGGATGCCGATCCCGTTGTCCTGGCTGTCGTACCGGATCTCTTGATGCTTGAACTTGTCTTTGATGCCCTTCCAGAAGATAGGTACCTCGATGGGCTTCTTGTGCTTCGGCAGACCCTCAGCCCGGTAGAAGCCGATGTCGTGGAATGCGATCAACTTCCTCGCTAGAGGTCTGTAGTTGGAGAAATCCTTCTCGATGTACGGCAGCGTGTGGTTGGCGTCGATGAAAATTGCGTCGAACGGTCCGAGCTGCTTCACCTTATTGACGACTTCTTCCTTGGTGCTATCTCCGATTATCAGATGAGCATCGTACCCTCTGTTCTTCAGGGCCTGGACGCAAGCCTCGAGAGCTGGCTTGCTGTCCTTGAACGACGTGTCTCCGTGAGGAAGATCTACCGACACGACTCTCGAACCGGAGAGCAACTTGTTCGTAACGTACCACAGCGATCCGCCGAACTTAGATCCCACTTCGAGGTAAGACTGGACGCCGTTTCGAACTAGCACGTCGGCAAAGTCTCGCAGCTCAGCCCCATTCTGCAGGGCAGCAGTCTCGTACTTCATAGCAACCTCATTGATGCGTCGAGCACGTCGTCGACCGATATGCTGGACATGGCTTTGCGACAATGATCGCAGGGTTTGATGTTACCGCAGGCCTCGACGCCGAAGCCAGTCAAGTTCGTGTGGCCGTCGTATCCAGTGACTTGAGGCGGTATGAACCCACCGAAGACCACGACGGCCGGGACGCCCACAGCAGCCGCCGCGTGGTGCATCCCACCCTCCGGCCCGATGTACAGCGATGCCTGAGACAGCGCGGCTATGACGTGCCTGAACTTTGGTATCTCCGCGACGGCCGCGCCGGGTACGACGCGCCGAGAGTTCTTGTGCTTGAACTGGATGACCTTTACACCGTTCAGCATCAGTCGGCGAGCGACTTCCTCGTACTTTCCTTCGCCCCAGTCTTTGTTCGACGCGACTTCCTTCTGCCACGGCACGTTCGGCTCTACGACCACGAAACCAGGCTTGAAGGACTTCGCTATGTTAATCTCCTGCTCGTCGAAGAAGAATTCTCCGGGCACAGGCTTGAAGTCGTAATTCCAGACCCACCGGCCGTCGACGAGCTTGTTGTACTTCCGGCGACCTTTGTAGTGGTCGACCCATATCAGGTCTTTCGATCGTTCGCTGCCCGGGGGAGCCACGTTCGGATTGTTGTAGTAGATCTCCGGGCACCAGCTCGACCAGTAGATCTTCTGGCCGTCGCCGAACGCAACCCGTTTGCCCTGGTACCTCGCACCTCGAGCCAGACCCGACCCGATGATCTCGTCCCCGAAGCCCACTACCTGCTCTCCCTCGCTGCTTCGTAGTCGAACCTAATGCCGCGAGCCCAGATGGCCGCCGGCTGCGGGACGGGCTGCTTGAACTCTGGCAGTTCGATCTCGCATATCTCGGAGTAGTGTATGCGCCGGAACCCTCTGCCCTTGATCAAGCTGTCTACTTCCTGCCTCTCCTCCAGGGAACCTCGCCACACAAAATATTTATCGCACCTGTCGGCGAGCCACAAGACCAGGCTATCAAGATCCCTCTGCTCCATGATACGGTGCAACTTATGGTACACTGCGAGCATGAATACTATGTCGTATTTCTCGCGGAGGTTCTGACCAAAAGCTTTCTCTATCGCTGATCCTCCACCAGTGAGGTCAACAACTTCGAACCGAGCGTCCACTGAGCGTATATCAGCAAACCACTCATTGGCCACCAGCATGCCTCGTTCATAATTATCGCAGCCGTGGACCACTGAAGCTCCAGCAAGGACCATGTCGTGGCAGACAGCTCCTCGGTTGCATCCAACATCGAATACACTAGCTCCCCTGGCCCGCGGCAGGATGTCCGCCAGTCCGTCGAGGCGGAAGCCGCTGAAGTTTATGACGCGTCTCTGGACGCCCTTGTCAGTGAAGGTCGGAGGCATCAGGCTGCTCTCTGGCCCCCGCGAACTGCGTCGTACGACCCGAACCGATCCTCTATAGCTGGCTCGTACTTCTCGGCTGTGTAGCCCGCTTCCTGAGCATCCTTCCAGACCTTGTCGACCAGAGTCTGGACGTCACCTCGAGCGTGCGGCTGCACCTTGCCGCCAGGTAACGTCGCAGCGTTCCAGTGCCTCCGGCCGTCAGCGGCCAAGCGCGGCATCGCCCACTTGAGGTGTGGCTGCGTCTCAACCTTGGTGAAGTGGATCAACTTGATGTCTGGATCTGTCAGCGAAGCGTACTTCTCTCCATCGAGGCAGTTCCAGTTGCCAGCGAACGAAGCGATCACGCCGCCGATGTTGTTCCTGACCGTGCGGTAGTAGCCCTCGGTCCGCCGCAGCATGTCGAACGGCGGCACGTACTTCTTGACTCGCTCGCAGTCGAACAACATGACACAGTGCGTCTTGGGGTTCTTCG